ATCAGATTTCAGATTTGCGGTAAGCGTAAGGAGAACTACGTATGCAGAAACGGAGTCATACTTCCTTGCAATGGAAGATATAATGAGCTATAATAATATAAAGGGGAAATATCGGATACCTTATGCTATAATGTTTGTTAACGAAGCAAAAGAATCAGCAAAGATAGGGATAGTTATCGATTGGTACAATAGCACTCCGATAATTAATCAAAAGGTTTCTTTAAAGGAAATTACAGAAAAAAGTTGGGGAAAAATATACAACCAAATTTTGTGTTTGGATAAAACCATAAGGTCGCTTCCTAATGTTAGTTGGAAAGTGATAAAAAGGATTACTGTTAAAAACAATCAGATAGTTTTAGGAGAAATAATGTATCTGCGAGATTTTTCTCCTAATTATAAAATGTCATCTCCAACTGTTCGTTCGGAACAAGAAAAGTGGAATATCTTTCTTAATGGAATACCACAGGATGAATACCCAAATGACCAACTTGACGATTTGATTCTTAAAAAAATCAAAGAAATGTATCCACAAACCAACGGTTTTAATTCTGCATTATTGCTTTTCAATGTGGAATTAAGAGACTTAAAGAAAAAATATGGAAATTATTATCTGCATAGTTTTAACATTCTTGTTGAACCTAAATGGGATGAGTATTTTAGTCAATCATCACCAAATCCTTTTTTTATGCAAAAATTGAACAAACAAATAAGAATTCCATTAGATATGTATGTTGTTCCAACTGTGCAAAATATGAATGTTCTTCCGCAAGATTATATTGAAAGTGTTGATTTGCAACATTGGTACGATGATTATTTTACATATTCAAAAGCAAAAGAATCGATTCATTCACTAACAGACATGATTGATATAATACAATGACAGATCGTTCAAAAGATTAATATCTAATTGTTCATGTCCTCATTCCCCTACATATCACACCCCAACCCTTACCTAAAAGCATAACTATGCAAAACCCAAAGTATTTCTTCAATTATTAACTGACTAGGGCTTGCTCATCAACATGAAGACCTTATGGACAAGCAAGGAGTTGAATACGATATAAGTCGTTTTGGCGATGTCCAAGTTGATGTCATAGTTATGTCAAAGTGGAACTTGTTGAAAGACAATGTTGTATAAACCAACTTGGACAAAATGTCCAAGTTGTGTCCAAGTTATGTCCAAGTTAGAACCGCAAGCGGTATTAGAGAGTGCAAAATTCTTTGTTTGGGTCTGCTTTGTAAAAACACTTCTCGCCAGTTGTTGCCCGTGTGACTTTTTTTGAGTATTTTTGCGGCTGCAAATTCACGGTTTGCGGACAATAAAAAGTTATGACCACAGAACAAATACTAAAACAAATCGGCCAGACGGAGGACACTGAATTGGAATACAAGTCAGCCAAGGGCGGTTTTCCTGAAAGTTTCTGGGAGACGTTCTCGGCATTTGCCAATACCAATGGCGGCATCATCGTGCTTGGCGTGAAGGAAAAGGACATGACAGTTTTTCTTGACGGACTGGATGAGACACAGATCAACAAGTACAAGAAGATTTTCTGGGACTGTGCCCACAACAAGGGCAAGGTGAGTGCCACGATGCTGACTGACCAAGATGTGAGCGAGGCGGAAGTGGAAGGTGGTCATGTGCTGATTTTCCGCATCCCCAAAGCCGCATACGACCTGAAGCCTGTTTATTTGAATGGTAATCCATTTGGTAACACCTACCGCCGCAACCACGAGGGCGATTACCGCTGCACGGACAGTGAAGTGCGCCTGATGATTGCTGATGCGGAGAGCCAAGGACACTCCTTCGACAGCAGGATATTGCCCAACTACACAATGGATGACATCGATATGGTGACGCTGCATGCCTATCGCCAACGGTTTCTGCTGCGGCACGATAACCACCCGTGGAACGGTCTTGACGACTTGGAATTCCTCACGAAAATAGGCGCCTACCACGTAAACCGCGAAGACGGGAGCGAGGGCTTTACCCGTGCGGGAATACTGATGTTCGGAAAGACTGACAGCATCACGGATGAGGCTTGTGCGCCGTGGTATTTTGTGGATTATCAGGAGAAGCTGTCGTCCGACCCGATGCTTCGCTGGACGGATCGTTTGTATCCTGATGGCACGTGGGAAGCCAATCTCTTCCAGTTCTTTTATAAGACATACAGCAAACTGTCGCAGCTGCTGCCCACCCCGTTTATGCTGAAGGGGATTGAACGTCAGGAAGAAACCACGGCACACATCGCATTACGTGAGGCACTCGTCAATTGCTTGATTCATTGCAATTACGCACAGCAGGGCAACATACTTGTGGTAGGGCACAGGAATAGCATTACGATGCGCAATCCCGGTTGTATGCTTATTTCTGTGGCCGACTTTTATGCTGGAAGCCGCAGCATTTGCCGTAATCCGATTCTTCAGAAACTCTTTATGTTTTTGGGAAACGGTGAAAAGGCCGGCAGCGGTGCCGACATCATCAGGAAAGGCTGGGAAGACAACAAGTGGCCGCAGCCCGAACTGTCGGAAAGGGTGCAACCTGACGAGATTCAGATAACACTTGCTTTGGTGAATGGTGAATTGAATGTCGGAAAAAATGTCGTAATAGCAAAAGATGGCATAAAAGATGGCATAAAAGATTTGTCTGAACGACAGAGAATTATATTGAAATTGATTGAGAATGATGGCACAATAACTGCACAGAATTTGACACAAAAGACAGGAATGTCGCAAAGAACCATTATGAGGGAGATTTCGGCACTTCAGGCCAAAGGTATCCTCACCCGTGAGGGCGGCCGTAAGGAAGGCCGTTGGGTTGTGAAAGAAGTTGATATTGGATAACATAAATTGCAGGACAGATAATCAGTCTCTCTTTTGTGTTGAATGATTGACAGACTATATGAACTTGAAACTCACACTATGATACTGGACAGGGAAACATTGATGAAGGCCATACGTGAACGCCATTCCGTCCGGGCGTACGAGAACCGGCCGATTGCCGATGAGATTATCAGCCAGTTGCGGGAGGAGATTGCCGCGTGCAACAGCGAAGGGAACCTGCACCTACAGCTTGTCACGGACGAGCCCTCCGCATTCAGTACTGCCATCGCCCGTTACGGCCACTTCTCGAACGTCTCGAACTATGTCGCGCTTGTAGGCCAAAAGGCGGACGACCTTGACGAAAGGCTGGGCTATTACGGTGAGCGCATCGTGCTGCTTGCGCAGATCCTCGGGCTTAACACCTGCTGGGTGGGCGTATCTTTCAGCAAGCGTAAAGGGAGGTTCGACATTGCGGACGGTGAGAAACTGAGCGGTGTCATCTCCATTGGCTACGGAAGCACGTCCGGCTCCCGCCACAGGGTGAAGGGGCTTCACGACGTGACCGACTGCGTGGAGCCGTACCCGACATGGTTTGCCGCAGGTATGGAAGCCGTAATGCTCGCACCCACGGCCATGAACCAGCAGAAGTTCCGTTTCTCCATCACCCCTGAAGGAGTGGAGGCCAAGGCGGGATTCGGTTTCTACACGAGGATGGATCTCGGCATAGTGAAGCTGCACTTCGAGATAGGCGCAGGAAAGGAGAATTTCAAATGGGTACGGTGAAAAGGAAGAGGAACCAGCAGATAAAGGACATCCTGAAGGCTGTGAAGGCGAAGCAGCGGCAGGATGAGATTGACACTTTCGGCAAGCCAATCAGCCACAGCAACGTGGTGAAAAGCAAGAAGGTGTATTCGAGAAAGAGGAAGCACAAGAACAGGGAGGAGTAGCAGTCTCATTCCGGTCTATACCGAACTGGTCTGACCGCACATATTTCCGCAAGGGCGCACGTACCTTTGCGGAAATTTTTTTTGTGCACGGATGAGGATACCGCTACCGGGAGGAAGGGAGCTTTTTATAGGCAGACAACGGGCTGCGCAGCAGAAGACCGCCGTGGTCGCACGCGACAACCAGGGGAGGGTGGTCGGCGCCGTTCCGTCGTACAGTCTGGACGGCATAGACCGCTATCTCGACTGCTTCTCGCCCTACACGTACCTTGACAACTTCGTGTACATGTACCAGAACATCGCGGAGATATATTTCCCGATACACTATATCACCAGCCGCATCCGCAACGCCAATTTCGTGGTGAAGCGGTGGAAGGACGACACGGTGGTGTGGTCGGACGGCGGCGGGAGCGAGACCGACCGTCTCGTCGGCCAGCGGATGGAGGGTTTCCTGTCGAGACCGAACGTGCTGCAGTCATTCAAGGAGTTCATAGAGCAGGTGTTCGTGTACCGCTACCTGACGGGCGACAGCTACATCTATGCGGCCACGCTGCCGACACCGACCATCTGCCGCAACCTGTGGAAGTACTGCAGGCAGTACTGGGTCCTGCCGAGCCAGAACATCACGGTGGACACCGGCACACGTGTGCCTCTGTTCACCGATACGGACATAGGCAGCCTGATACGCAGGTACAGGCTGTTCTCGCCATACGGGAACCGCGACTACGACCCGTCGCTGGTGCTGCACCTGCGGGACAACTTCGACCTCGCGCTGGGCGAGGACTACTTCACGGGGCGCAGCCGTCTGCTTGCGCTGAAGTACCCCATAAGCAACCTGTGCGCGGTATATGAGGCGCGTAACGCCATCTACGTGAAGCGCGGGGCGCTGGGGGCGCTCATCAACCAGAAGAAGGACGCGGACACGTACCTTACGCTCTCGCCTGACGAGAAGAGGAACATCCGCAGCGAGTTCCACGACACCTACGGCGTCACCGGCAACCGTGATCCGCTGGCCATCATCGATGTGCCGGTGCAGTACGTGCAGTTCGGACTGAGCATACAGGACCTGCAGCCCTTCGAGGAGGCCCTGACGGACTCCGCGACGATAGCGGGGATATTCAACATCGACAGCGTGCTTATACCGAGGAAGGACAACGCCACATTCTCCAACCTGCGTGAGGCGGAGTGCAAGGTGTACACCAGCACCGTGATCCCGGACGTGAAGGCGTTCTGCGAGGAGATGTCCGAGTTCATGGGGCTGAATGCCGCAGGCTACTACCTTGACGCCCTGTGGGACGACGTGGAAGTGCTCCAGGAGGCGAGGACCAAGCGGGAGGCGGCCAACAGGAGCATCAGCGACCGCTGCCGGACGGAGTTCCTCGCAGGGCTGATAACGCTGAACGAGTGGCGGTGCGCCATCGGCAAGGAGCGCATACAGTCGGATCTGTACGAGAAGACCGTGCTGCAGATGAGCGAGTCTGAATATGCTGACATCAGCGCGAAAATCAGATGACAAACCAAATAAAGGAGGAATGATGATATGAACGAGATGAGACTGATAACCAAATCGAACAAGGTGGACGAGGCCGGCATAGTGACCGTGGCGGTGGCCGCCTTCGGGAACACGGACAGCCAGAACGACATTTCCGAGAAGGGGTCGTTCACCAGAACGCTCAAGGAGAACAGGCGGCGTTTCAAGCACTTCCTAAACCACAACCAGGACTGGCTGGTGGGCTGCCCGATAGACGCATACGAGGACTCTCAGCACCTTGTGTTCGTGTCGGAGATAAACCTCGACACGCAGCTGGGGCGCGACGTTTACAGCAACTACAAGCTGTACCAGAAGAACGGCCTGACACTGGAGCACTCCGTCGGGGTGGAGGACGTGAAGCGCGACCCGTTCGACCGGCGCAAGGTGCTGGAGTGGATGCTCTGGGAGTTCAGCACGCTCTACTCGTGGGGCGCCAACGAGCGGACGCCGCTGCTGGACCTGAAACAGCTCGGTTTCGGGCGCAACCCGTCTGCGGCCATCCATTTCGTCAGGGACGCGCTCAGGCTCAAGTTCTCGGACAAGACTCTGGCCCAGTACGAGGGCTACCTGAACCTGATAGAGAAAGCGATGGCAGGCGAGAGCCGCATGGTGGCGTGCGAGTGCGGACTGAAGTTCGACTATGACAGCGTGCCGGAGGTGTCGCTTGACAGACAGGTCATTGAGGCGGCACGGGAGATGCTGCACTGGCGCACCCGTGGCATCGTGGAGCAGGAGATGGACAAGCTGGACAAGGACCTGCGCGAGCAGGTGACAGAGATACTGGAGAAAGGGCGCGACCTGTCGTCGCTCACCGACTTCGTGTACTGCCCGCGCTGCGGGAGGCGCATCTACCGCTCCGACATCATCGCCGTGGAGGGGGCCAAGAAACAGTCCGTCGTCGTGCCGGCAGCGAAGTCCGCAGGCCTGAGCCTGAAGGCCATCGGAGGGCTTATCAACGTGAAATGAGGGAATACCCGAGAACAACCATTTTTATTAACCATCAAAACCAAAAAGAGATGAAAAGACTGAAGAGATTTGTAAGGGAGGCCCGCAGCAACTCGATGCTGGGCTTCAAGAGAAGAAAGCAGCTCGCTGCGGCCCTGTTCGCCATTCCGCTGCTGCTGTTCATGTTCGCGATGCCCTTCGTGGCAGGCGGCAGCGGCACACGTTACGCGACGTTGTGCACCGTCCCCATCGCCGGGTTCTCGCTCATCAGCAAGGCCAAGAAGGAGGATGAGCTGACCGAGGAGGAGAAGGAGACGTTGGGGACGATACAGGCGGCGCTCGCGGAGGGCATCGAGAAGTACCGCAAGGGCACCATCTCCGCCGAAGAGCTGAACGAGGCGCTCGAGAAGATGAAGAAGGAGATCAGCGAGGAGGAGGAACGCAAGGCCAAGCGACGGAAGGAGCAAGAGGACGCGGAACGTGAGGAACGGAAGAAGAAGCGCAAGAAGGAGAGCGAGGAGCTGGAGGAGGAGAACCAGAAGCGCGACAAGCGCATCAAGGAGGCCATCGACCTGATAGAGGAGGTCCGCAAGGTTGTGAGCGAGCTCGCCGGCGAGGTCGAGGAGGAGAAGAAGAAGCGCAAGAGCGCCGGGTTCAACCTCGGCCGCGACACCGAGTTCGGCAAGTCCATGCGGGAGGCCTTCGCCAGCGAGAAGTTCAAGAGCTTCGCCAACAACAACACCAGCACCAAGTCGGGCGAGTTCGAGCTGAAGCAGTTCAACAAGGGGCTGATACGCAAAGGCCCCGTCTCGTTCAACAACAACTACACTGGGAACGTGCTTCCTGCCTACCAGTCGGACGTTACCGTGACCGAGGTGAACCTGCAGCGCCTGAACCTGCGCGACTTCATGACGGTCATCGACGCGAGCGAGGAGGAGTTCACCTCATACGCGTTCGCCAGAATCTACGACATCGACCGTGCGGCCGCTGCCGTCTCGGAGAACGGGGAGCTGCCCGAAGGCTCGTTCAAGGTCAAGGAGGTGGTCTGTGAGACACACCGTATCGGCTGGCACCTTCCCGTGTCGAAGCGCATGCTCAAGAAGCTGCGCATCCTTGAGAACCGCATCATGACGATGCTCCCGTCGGGCATGTTCCGCCAGGAGAACTTCCAGATCATCTACGGCGACGCCAACGACCCGAACTTCGTGGGCATCGAGCAGCTCTGTCCGAACGAGGCCGCGCTGAACTCCGTCATCTATGACGAGCAGGTGCCGGGCAAGGTCAGAAGCATCGAGTCTTATGCCGGAGGCGCCAAGACGAAGGTCAACTTCACAAAGGGGTTCGCGAAGATTGAGACGGGCATGAAGATCACCTTCGCCGGTTTCGGCACCGCCCTCGACGCAGGCTGGATCGCCAACGTCTATAATGACGAGAGCGTGGTGGTGGACTGCGCGTATGCCGCCGTCCCCGCCGCAACCGTCCTTGCGCAGGCCAAGTTCAAGGTCGAAAACGTGTGGGGCCAGTTCGTGACCGACCCGAACATGGGTGACGCGATGCAGACCGTGGCCTCGCACCTGAGCTTCCTCCAGTATATGCCGAACCTCATCGTCCTCAACCCCATAGACTACTGCGCGCTGACCACGATGAAGGACAACATCGGGCGCAAGCTCTTCGGGGACTACGTGAAGGTCGAGAACGGGGTGCCGCTCTTCGGCGGCATCATCCC